TTAACCCGTCAGCTTTCCCATCCGGTGGTCGTGTCTCAGTTTGATTGTGGCAAGGCAAGCGCCGCCACCCGCTTCTGAACGGTCGCCCGCATTTCGGCGTCATCGATCAGCCGAACCAAGTCCGCGAAGTCCATCAACTTGTCCGTCAAGCCGGACGCCATCGCTGGCGTCACCCGGTGTGCCTTGTGCGTCCTGATCCAGTTGTACCAAACCGTGTAGAGCGCAACCATGAACGAGCGCACGCGTATAGCCCGCAAGGCGGCGCAAGCTCGCTGGACTGCCAATGGGCGAGAGATTCATCGAGCGATCGATACCGGACGAGTGAGTGTGGGAGACCTTTCTTTTAGCTGCGCAGTTCTGGACAACGAAAGTCGCGTCATCTCCGGCACCGAGTTTATGAAGGTGATGGGAATTTACCGTAGCGGGGCACTCTCGACGCGCCGCCACGAAGATGTCAGCGGCGTCTATTTTCCGCTTTACCTCGCCCATAAGAATTTGCGCCCATTTATCTTCGAAGATATTGAATTGGTGCGCGCTCTTTCGCAGCCGATTGTGTACCGCGAACCTGAATCCCAGAGCTTAGCGGAAGGCATTCAGGCTGATGTTTTGCGCCGAATTTGCACGGTTTGGGTCCGTGCACATGCCGCTGGCGTGCTGGGTCCATCCCAAGTAATCGTCGCTGAAAAGGCGCAAAAGCTTGTCGAGGCCCTAGCAGATGTTGCGATTATCGCTCTCATTGATGAAGCAACAGGCTATCAGAAGCGCCGTGCACGGGATGAACTTCAAAAGATTCTTGCAGCTTACATTGCGCCTGAACTTATGCCATGGCAAAAAAGGTTCCCTAATACTTACTATGAACAGTTACATCGGGTGTGGGGATGGGAATATATAGTTGGTTCTAATGCTGGGACAGCTTGTCCGCGCGGGCTAAACCACCCTTTCTTTGCTGTGACATCGAAATCGCTCCATGCTTGCTCGATGGAGCGACAATATGCGAGCACAATCATGCCTGCAAGCTTTTTGTTGCTATGCGTGCACAGCTACTTTCGCCAACGGGAAGCTGCCGCTTTCCGAGCGATCTCTTTCCGTCGCTTAGCGGTCATGCCCTCCGCCCGCGCCTTCCCGCCCTTCCGACCGAGCGCCACGGCGGCCGGGTCCTTCCCCTCCGATTCGGGGTCCGGGCCATAGTCCTCCGGTTCCTCGCCGGTGGCGATCCGCATCACCTTGACGGCATTGCCGATCACGTCGGCGGGGCGGCGTTCGCCTCTAGGGCCTCGTGGCATCAGGCGCCCCCATAAATTCAACGTCAATGAAGCGAGTCGTCGGGTATTCATTACGGAACGCTAGAAGCGCATCTCGAAGACCGACCGAAAAGCCGCCCTGGTCCTCCGCAGGCTTGTCGCTAAAAAACGAAACAATCTCTGTGCCATCCTTGTCCAGAATACGAACTGACATGCGCTCGCTGTCGGGGCCGTTTTTCATAGTGTCCTTACCCTGCTTTGCTTAGCGGCAAGCACAGCTATAGGACAGCTCCGGCTTAGTCAATGAGAGCAAAGAAGATAGAATGCTGCCATATTCAAACTGAGACACGACCCATCCGGTGTCTGGTTCGCTCGGCGGCGAGAATGTCGGGCAGCCGATTGGCAACGACATGCTCGTCGACCTCCAGGCGCAGGCCATTGTCGTAGGTGTCGAGCCCGAGCTGCCAGCCATGGAGGATTTGAGCGTCGGTTACTGCGCGGGCGAGTGCGTTGATTCTCGCGTCTTTCTCGGTCATCGCGCTACCGCCTTTGCCTTTGGCTGAGCCGCCACTGGGGCGGTCTTTGGCCGGTAGCGGTATCCTTCCATGGTGGAGAAGACCTCGTAATCCTCGGGCGTCTGTCCGGCCTCTGCGGCGTGTTTCATCATGGCTCGCCGGCAGTTCGATCGGTCGGTGTAGGATACCGAGCCATTGAGCGCCATCTTTGGTGCCGGCATCACGGTATTGCCAACGACGACTCCGTTGGGCGAGCGCTCGGCTGGGCGCGCGGTGATCCGGTTGCGGAAGTACGACAGGCTGATCATCTTGGGTTCTCCCCTTTGGTGGCAAGTCCACCGTGAGCCGCCCCGCAAGGCGGCCTCGTTGGGCTCATAGGTCATTACCGTTCTCCCTCTGACCGCGGAAGTCAATCGCCCTGAGCGAAAATTGTTGCGGGTCTGACCTCCACCGACTGCATGGCGTTCCCTTATCGTTCCAGTAGCTCGGTGATCGTCGCACCCCAAACCGCAAGCGTGACCAGGAACAGAATCAGGGCGAGGACCGCCGCCGGCTCGCTGGCCTCGCGGGCGAGCAGTTCGGCAAGCCTCTTGCGAATTTCGTTCATTTTGTCCATGTTGCGTTCCTCTCTTGGGAATCTCTCTACCTCGGCCGGGGCATTGGCCGACGCTCGGATCATGCCCGGCCGCCATTTAAGAAAGCCTTAACGGGGCGGAATCGGAGATCAGCGCTTGGTCTCGAATTATAAAGGGCGGCATCTCCGCAGGCCGCGGCCGAAGGGCAATCCCGACGATTACCGGAAGCCGGCCGATCACCCGACGTCCTACGTCGCCACGGAAGCGGATCGCCGCAAGGTCCGGCTGCTTGCCGGGTTCGGCTTGAAACAGGAGGAAATCTGCCTCTTGCTCATCAATCCGAGGACCGGCAGCCCGATCCACAAAGAGACGCTGTGGAAGCATTACCGGCTCGAGCTCGACATCGGCATGGTCGAGGCCGATGCGCAGGTCGCGCAGGCTCTGTTCACGCAATGCGTCGGCCGCAAGGCCGAATACGATGACAAAGGCAATCAAATCCGCGCCGAGGTCGTGCCGAACGTCACCGCGCAAATCTACTGGACCAAGGCCCGGCTGGGCTGGCGGGAAAACATCAACCTCAATATCCGCGGCCAAGTCGCGGTGGGCACGCCGGCTGAGCTCGCCGCGATGAGCGACAAGGATTTGGACGAGGCCTTGCGTGCCGAGATCAGCGCCGCTCAGTTGATGCTCGCCGGCAAGATCATCGAGGGGGAAGTGACGGAATAATGGGCGAGAACTCGAAAATTGAATGGACCCACCACACGTTCAATCCATGGGTTGGCTGCACCAAGGTCGGGCCGCCATGCGACAACTGCTATGCTGAAAGTTGGGCCAAACGTATTGGTCATCCCGAATTGTGGAGCGGCGAGCGGCGCCGAACTACGGCAGCAAACTGGCGCCAGCCGCTCAAGTGGAATGACGCGGCCCGCGAGCGCAGTATCCGTTGTCGCGTATTTTGCGCTTCGCTAGCCGACGTATTCGACAATCAGGCCCCCGCCGAATGGCGCAGTGATTTGTGGCTCTTGATCGCAAACACTCCGCATCTTGATTGGCTTTTACTGACGAAGCGTCCCCAGAATATCGCGAAAATGCTTCCGCTCACATGGCGGGAAGCCGGAACGCCGCCAAATGTGTGGCTCGGTATGACCTCAGGAAATCAAGACGAGTTTGATCGCGACTGGCCGCATTTGTGGAAGGTGAAGGCCGCCGTGCGCTTCGTAAGTTACGAGCCCGCGCTTGGTCCGCTGGATATCTGGCGTGACGGCGACTGGGTCAAGGGCTTGGATTGGATCATTTGCGGCGGCGAGTCCGGCCCGCGCGCCCGTATGATGGATCCTTTATGGGCGCGCGCGCTGCATGAAGGCTGCGCCCATGCCGGGATCGCCTTTTTCATGAAGCAGATGACAGCAAAAGCGCCGATACCAGACGATCTTATGGTGCGACAGTTCCCACGATAAGGGGAGAGGGGAGATGACGGAAAAATGATGAAGCTTAAATTTTCGCTGCAATCGCTCGCTCCCGCCGCCGTGCAGCAGGTCGATCGTGCAGCTCGTGTCGGCCGCATGCAGTGGCGGGGCTCGCCCGACGGCATCGTCTGGGGGCCATGGTCGGCCTTGACGCATCTCGAAATGCTGCTGCCCGGCGGTCCGTATTTCGCGGTGCAGGCCCGGATATGGGCGGCCGGGCAATGGCACACATCGCCGATCGAGACGTATTGATGAGATCGCGCGGCCCCATTGAGCACAAGGTGAAGTCCTGGCCACAGTTCTTTGAGGCGACGCTCTCGGGCGCCAAGACCCATGAGGTACGCCGATTGATCGATCGCGACTATCGCGTAGGCGATACGCTGCTCCTGCAGGAATATGACCCCACCACTCAGACCTATTCGGGGCGAGAGCTAGTCGTGCGGATCACCTATATGACCTCGGCCGAGGCGCCCTGCGCTCTATCGGAACAATGCATGCACCCCGATTTCTGCATTCTTAGTATTGTCAAAGGGAGGTGATGTGATGGATCAGGTCAAATTAAAAAAAGCACTGATTCATGCTGAGGATCAGCTTATTGAACTTGCAAAAAAGTTGTGTCTCAATTTTGATACCGATCTTGACATGAAACCAGAGTATTTGCTCGAAGGAGCGATGATAAAATGCGACAGAGATAGTTCACCCATTGAGAGCTAAAGCGTGCACGCTCCGGTCGCCCAGCAGCAGCACGCGCGCATCACCATGCTGATGGCGGAACGGGAACGCCGCCGGCAACGCAAGCTGCAAGCCCGGCGTGGCGGCCTTGTCCATTTCGTGCGGTACTTCTGGCATGTGCTCGAACCGGCCACGCCGTTTGTTGACGGAATGCCGATTTATGCGATCTGCGAGCATTTGGAGGCGATCACGTTCGGCGATATCAATCGACTTCTCATCAACGTTCCACCTGGGTTTTGTAAGTCACTTTTGGTAAATGTATTTCATCCGGCGTGGGAGTGGGGCCCAATGAATTTGCCCCATCAGCGTTTTGTGGCCTTTAGCTATTCGTCGCGTCTTACTGAAAGAGACAATGGAAAGTTTCGAAATTTAATTCAATCTGAGGCTTATCAACTGTTGTGGGGTGACCGCTTTGCTGTAGACAAAACAGGAGAACTGAAAATCAGCAATGATAGGACAGGATGGAAGCTTGCGACATCAATCGGCGGCCTCGGCACCGGCGAGCGGGGTGATCGGGTGGTCTGTGATGACCCACACAATGTTAAAGATATTGAGTCTGATGTTGTGAGAGAAGAAACGGCCCGCTGGTTCCGGGAATCGATGTCGAACCGGCTTAATAATCCGAAGACCAGCGCCATCATCGTCATCATGCAGCGCCTCCACGAGAACGATGTCAGTGGGCTCATTCTGTCAGAGGAATTTGACTACTGCCATCTGATGATCCCGCACGAATTCTCACCGGCTCCTTACCCGGTGCGCGATGGCAGGGTTGTCTATGAAGGCAATAAGATTGGTTGGATTGATCCACGCGCTCTTGATGAGAACGGTGAACTGCTACCGCCAGCAGCTCTGGATGAGCAAGATGGCGTGTTGGCGTGGCCGGAGCGATTCGACGAAGAAGATGTCGAAACGTTTCGTCAAGAGCTTGGACCATATGGTTTTTCTGGTCAGCACGATCAATCACCCGTCAGCCGCAAGGGCGGGATCTTCGCACTGGAGAACTGGCAGCTCTGGGAGGAGCCCGAAAACGGCAAATTTCCGACGATGGATTTCATCATTGCCAGCCTCGACTCGGCGTTCACGGAAAAAGAGGAAAACGATCCGAGCGGTTTTACGGTGTGGGGCGTCTGGCGCGATGCCGCGGAAGAGGCCGAGGACCTCGGTCGCCGGCTGCGGCAACCCGGCAGATTGGACCGCAATGAAATGCCGACGCAGTTGCCGGGGCCGAAGCTGATGCTGATGCATGCCTGGCGCAAGCACCTGAAAATTCACGGCCCCGACATGCCGCGGCGGCCGAATGAGACCTACGCGGCGTGGGTCCAGCGTACCCGCAAACATTGGGGCCTTGTCGAATGGGTGGCCGATACCTGCAAGCGGTTCAACGTCGACATGCTGCTGATCGAGGCCAAGGCATCCGGCATCGACGTCATCAACGAGATGCGCCGCCTGCACGGGGATGCGCCATGGGGCCTTGAGGGTGCCCAGGCGCCGAGCGACAAGGTGGCTCGCGCGTTGTCGATCCAGCCGATATTCGCCCAAGAGATCGTCTATGCTCCGGCGCGGGATTGGGCCGAGATGGTAAAAAACGAGATGGCTACGTTCCCCAAGGGCCGCTACAAGGACTTGACCGATTCCGCCGCCCATGCCCTGAAATGGTTGCGGATCAAGGGATTGATTCAGCGTCCCGAGGAAATCGCGAGCTTGGTCAGGGCGCGCGCGCAATTCCGGAAGAAGCCGGCGCCCCTCTATGCGGTGTGAAAATGACGAGCAGTTTCAAAATCGAATGGATCGATCGAGGACGCGAGCCGCAATGCCCACCGAATCCAGCGTATCCGAATGGCGTGGACCTCGACGGGGCAAAAGCACTCGGCATCGAAACCTGTTATACGGAACTACCTTATCCGGCGAAGCGGTGCGGTCTGTATTACGTCGAATGCAAAATCTGCGGCTCCAACGCATTGATTACGACGGCCGGTCGTCCGGATGATCCGCGATCAGTTCTTATGCCATGCAAATTGAAAGGCGGAAAACAATGAGCCAACTTGCGGATTGGAAATCGCACAAGATCGTCAAGGCGGGAAAAATACTTGCATTCCCTCCTAGTTTCAGCGGCCCGGTCACCGTCGAGGACGTGAACGGCGCGCCATGCAAGGTCGACTGTGCGCCTAGCGTATTTGCTCGCGGGCGCCCGAATCTCGGCGATTACATCGTGATCTACGACGACGGCTACAAATCGTGGTCCCCAGCAAAGGCGTTTGAGGAAGGCTATACGCAAGTGCCTGCCCATGAATGATGTAAACAACACCCCCCTGGAGCAAATGGTTGTGGCGCCGAGCGCTGACCCAGCGCTGGTGGCGTTGCTGGAGCGGATGTTGGCCGATGCCCGAATCGGTCGCGTCATCGGCATCGGTATCATTGCCGTCTACGGTCAGGCGAAGTGGCAGACCTTCCAGATCGGATGGGGCTACAACGAGATTCACATCGGGGCCCACGCCCTGCAGAACGCGGTGCTCAATGCGGCGACGAGCCAGCCGCCGTCCCGAATCGTGAGGGCAAGATGACTTGGAGATTTGCCGAAACCAAGAACGCTACGGCGCGCTTGGATCTCAGGAAAGCGAAGGCAAGGAACAAACCCTGTGCTCGCTGTGGCAATGATTTTCCGATTGGGGTAGGAGGCGGCAAGTATTGTCGGCCCTGTCGCCCCATCGTTTGTGACGAAAACGTGGCTCGAAACAGAGCTAAGCGTCGGAACGCGTCCCGGTGAGCCGCCAAAGCCTGACCTCGCAGATGCGCAGCCGAGGTCTTGCGTGGCCGTACCGCTGGCCGACTGTCCATCGCTGGCCGCGCTGTCGTGAGCTCGGCGACCGCGCGGTCTATGCGCGGCACAAAGCGTTTGCTAGACTTGTGCGCCAATGGTCGGCGTGGCCATGGCGAAAGGGAGAGGCAAAATGACCGACCAGTTTCCTGAAGACCGCATTCCCGATGTCGCCCAGGCCATCGAGGAGTCGCACTATCCGGACGTCCACAAGCCGGGAACATTCCTGCAGGACGCCAAGTCGTTCGTGGCGGCGTTTAATGCGTGCTCCGAGATCACCAGTGAGGGCGAGCCGACGATCGTATTGGCGCCGGGCGGTGTTGGCCCTGGGCCAGTTACGCTGCTCGGTGCGGTGCCAGGCATGAGGGTGGCCAGCGTTGTCACCGTTCCTCCTGCAGGGATTTCATCGACCGATTTCAGTCCCTATTTCGAACGGGTAATCTCCCGGAAGGATGAGATTCAGCAGAAGTCCTTGCCGGATCTTCCCTCGCCGAATTTGGCTGGAGTGAAACTGCAGTTCACACTGCGGCCGCCTCGGGTGTTGCGTGATCAGGCCACCAATGGCCCCACGCTTGCCGGCGGCGATGTACTGTTTTTCAAGTTCGTGCCGTCCTGGGTTCGACCCGGTCTATTCGCGCGCGATATGAAGGCGCCGGATGCGATCCCGCCACATACCACTGTGACAGCAATCGCACCCACCACGGTTACCCTGAGCACCGCAATCGTTGCCCCTGGCGTGGGTCTTGGCGATCCGATCCACTTTTCGCATGTCGATGAGACGCCGGCTACTGCGCCTAGCGTGGCGGTGGGCGGCTTCGGTGCCAACGATGCAATATCGCGCGATAAAGCCGCGCTTGCCGCCGATCAGGCCCGGTTGGATCGCCACAAGGCGCCTCTGCCCAACACCGACGTCGGCCCGGTCCCATCGGAACTGCACGGCGGAGCATAAGGGAGCGCTGATCGGTGCCCAAGGACGCCGGCCTTCTCGCAAACGACTCGTTCTGGGAGCGGCCGCGAAATTTGGGGCCGCAGCCGGTGGGCACCGGCGAGACGATCACCGTTGACACCACCGATCCCGATGCTGTCCGGACGCCCGAGGACGGCGTCCAGGTCATCAAATTGCCCGATGGTGTTGTCCGCTTCGATTTCTCGGGGCGTGGCAACCTCGATGAGGACGGCGAGGAGTCCGACGACAGCAGGTTCGACCAAAACCTCGCAATGTTGATTGATCAGGCTGAGCTGGCCACGATCGCCGAGGACTTGCTGGAGGGTATCGATGCCGACAAGCGATCGCGTGATGAATGGCTGACCTCGCGGGAGAAGGCCATCAAGCTGCTCGGCCTCAAGATCGAGGAGCCGCGATCGGAACCCGGCGGCGGCAGCGACGGATCGTCACTCCAGGGCATGAGTACGGTCAAGGATCCTGCCCTCACCGAGGCCGTGATCCGCGGCCAAGCCAACGCCATCGGCGAATTCCTTCCTTCCGGCGGCCCGGTCAAGATCGAGGATGAGGGCAATCCGCCCAACGATCCCCTCGCCGAGCAACTGGAGAAGGATTTCAACGTCTACCTGACCACGGTGGCCACCGAGTATTATCCCGACACCCGCCGCATGCTGGCGTGGTGCTATTTCGGCGGTTCCGGCGTCAAAAAGGTCTATCACTGCCCGCTGCGGAACCGGCCGGTATCCGAAAGTGTGCCGATGGAGGATTTCATTGTCTCCAACGCGGCCACCGATCTCCAGAACGCTGACCGGGTGACGCACCAGATCACGATGCGGGTAAGCCAATTCAGGCGCATGGTGCTCGCCGACGTCTATCGCGATGTCGAGACCAGGCAGCCGGTGGCGCCCGAGAAAGATGCGGTGACGCAGGCATTGGAATCCGTCGAAGGAGTCCGCACCGACAATACGCGCCCGGAGGACCAGCCCTACACGTTGTTCGAGACCTGCTGCGAGTTGGATATCGATCGTTTCGCGTCCGGAAAATTCAAGGGTAAGGGCGTGCCCTTGCCCTACAAGGTCACGATCGAGAAGGATTCCCGGTCCGTCGTGGCGCTCTATCGGCACTGGAAAGAGGACGACGAGGAATGCCGGCCGCGTGAGCTCTATGTCAAATGGTGCTTCATCGATTGGATCGGATTCTACGGGCTCGGGCTGCTGCACGTCATGGGCAACCTCACGCTGGCGCTGACCGGCATGCTGAGGATCGCGATCGATAACGGCATGTTCGCGAATTTCCCCGGCGGCCTGGCGGCACGCGATCCTGCCGGCAAGCAGGAAAGCAACCTCGCCCCGGTGGGCCCCGGCCAGTTCCGCATGGTCGATATGGGCGGCGTCGACGATATCCGCAAAGTGGTTATGGGACTGCCGTACAAGGACATCAGCCAAGGCATGCTGGCGGTGATCCAGATGGTGCACGGCTATGCCCAGCGCGTCGGCGGCACGGCGGATCTCCCGATCGGCGAGGGCAAGCAGGATGCCCCGGTCGGCACGACCCTGGCGCTGCTTGAGCAGGCCACCAGGGTCGAGTCCGCGGTGCACAAGGGAATGCACCAAAGCCAAGCCAAGGAACTGCAGTTACTGATCGAACTGTTCCGCGAGGACCCGGAGGCGTTCTGGCGGCATCGAAAGCCGAAAAAGAAGAGGCCAAACCCGTGGACACAGCAGACATTGCTGCAAGCCATGGATGATTACGACCTGGTGCCGAAATCGGACCCGAACACGCCGTCGCACATCCATCGCGTCATGAAGGCGGTGGCGCGGCTACAGATGGCACAATCCGCCCCCCCTGGCCTGTTCGATCTCAAGAAGGTTTTCGAAGAGGCGATGCGGGTGCTCGGTGACGCCAATCCCGATCAATACTTCGCGCCGCCACAGGCTCCGGCGCCCCCGGCGCCCGATCCAAACCTCATCAAGGCGCAAGCCGCCCAACAGGTCGCGGCCACCAAGGATTTTCAGGCCAAATCAGATGCCCAGAATGAGCAGGCCAAGCTGCAGAACGAAGCCGCCGATCGGGCGACGGAAAGCTCGCTCGCCGACAAGAAGTTGGCTACCGAGTTGGTGATCCACGGCCAGACGCAGGCTCAAGACCAGCAAAATACCGATCGATCGCATGGCTTGGCGACCGCCCAGCATGGCCTCGCGCTGAAGCAGCACGGCCTTGATGCATTGCAGGCGGCTCATTCAGCGGCTATGGATACAGCTTCTCTTTCTCAGCCTTCGTCAGGTGGCGCCAATGAACCGTGATTTTACTGCCGATATCGTTTTTGAAGAATCCGCAAGGAGGATCATCCTGACTTCTCGCCAGCGATCGACACCACCTGCTGAAGTGCCGAAGCTCTCGGAACGGGGAGCGTTCAATCCAACTGACGCCGGTTTCTCACTCAACGCCGACGAGGACACGTTGCGTGAGATTGAAGAGATTCACGACGAAGCCGTTAAGGCTGCGCAGGAAACGCGGAAGTTCGCGTGGCGTTGAACTACCGCTTGCCCGCTGTG